TGGTGGACGTGGACCCCCGGCGCCTGAAGGCCACCCAGCCCTCCGTCACCCGGGCGGGCGTGGAGTACTACATGGGTGAGGCGCATCGCCGTACCGGTGAAACCTTCGCTGACCGCATGAGCTCCGGTAACCGCTACCCCGTCATCTACTCCCGCACCCACCCTGTCACCGGTCGGGTGGACGACATGATCCTGTCCGGCCACCACCGGGCCACTGCGGCCCTCTTGAGCGGTCAGTTCCTGCGCGCCCGGTACGTCGAGGGCGGCTACGGGGCAGAGCGATGAGTCAACAGGTCATTTCTGACCAGCAGTTCTTCCATGGGTCTGATTTCCCATTCAGGGAGGGCGACAAGATCCTGCCCTTGAATGAGCGTCCTGACGCAGAGGGGTGGGCCTTGAACGAGGAGAGGGCCGCTCATGTCTACGTGACCACAGAACCCGGTGTCGCCAGGCATTACGGACGGCACGTCTACGCCGTTGAACCGGAGGATCTCGCCGGGGAGGACAAGTACGAGCATCGCTCGCATATGGCGAGGTCTGCGACCGTGCTACGCCGTCACGGCAGGGGGCTGCCACCCAGTAAGAGGAGGCCAGCGGAATGATCGCCGTCACGCCGTCCCTGTTCGCCGGTCAGCCCGCTGACCGAGTTTGGTTCTCTGACCTGCACTGGGCCGACACCGTGGGCGAGGCCGTCGCCATCATCGAGGACGGCCAGTCGGCCCTGATCGCCCGGGAGGGCTGGGAGGAGAAGGTCTGGGACATCCTGGGGCTGCTCGGCGCCACGGCAGAGACTATCGAGTGGGCGATCTCCACGGCGCCCCGGGTGAACGAGGTCAACGGGTTCAGCTACCCCCCTAGTTGAGGGTGAAGAGAACCCCGCCCCAGGCGGGTGGGGCAGGGTCCTCCTGTCCCCCCAGTATAGAAGAAAAAACCCCCCGGCGATCAACCGGGGGGATTTTCCGTGGTGAGTTGCCGGTGTCTAGAACGACTTCCCATCGCACTAGCTCCAGTGAGAACTGATGAGGTACTTAGACCGTAGTCGTCACTTAGATCGTGTCTCCTGTGAGCCTGCCGACACTGTAGCAGAAAATACCGGGATGGCAAGCCACCCCGGGTATTTTCTAGACTCCACACATGCCGCTGGTGACCGGCCAGGCTCCGTAGGAGCCGCCTGAGGCTGCCACCACGTTCTGGGCCACCCGCTGCTGCTCGGCGGCGGAGGCGTTGGCCGGGTTGCCGGACCCTCCGTTGGCCTGCCAGGTGCCCAGGGTGAACTGGAGCCCTCCATAGAACCCGTTGCCGGTGTTGGTGGCGGCGTTGCCGCCGGACTCATGCTGGGCGATGCAGGCCCAGATGCCGGTGAAGCTGCCTCCTCCGCCTCCGCCAGAATAACCCTGGTAGGTGCGTGCCACTGGAGCCGCCCGTGGTGTATAAGTCACCACAGGAGGAGCCGAGTACGCATGCACTGGAGGTGTGTAGGCGGGAGCCGCGACGGGTAGCGATACAGGGCCAGCCACGTAGGACGCCGAGGGTACGGTGATCACCTGGCCCACGTAGATGAGATTGGGATTCGGAATGTGGTTGTAGCTTGCCAGTTGCGCCCACGTCCGATGAGTGCGGGCACCAAGGCCGCTCAGGTTGTCACCGCTGCGAACGGTCACCCTGGGCAAAGGCTGCGGTGCCCGCACCACTCTCGCCGTGACCTTCGGTGGCGGATCACTGGCTGGCGCCACTGTCCTTTGAACTTGGTAGCCATCAAGGTCTACCGGATGGGCCGATGCGGTGACCGGCGCTGCAAAAATAGCGATGCCGCCCAAGGCGGCTGAAAATAGAAGTTTCCTCAATGGGACTCCTTTGTTGGAGGGGTCTTGCTGAGGGAACAGATCGACTTTGATCCGAACCCTGGTGTGGGCCGAAGGGCGCTCCTCTCAGTGGGTAGTCACAACGGCCCGGAGGCTAGCACGCTGCCCTCTGTGACGGCAGGTCTGCTATTTTTTCTGGGAGTGGCTACCGCAATCGACGTACTCGAATCCATCCGTCCCACCGACGTCATCTACCAGCGGGACAACCTCCTGGCCTGGTGGTCGATCCCCGGGGAGGTCCAGCGTGTGACCGCCCTCAATGGCCGTACCCCCCTGCCGGGTTGGGAGAGCTTCGATGCCAGCGGGGAGGTAGGCCGTCGCTGGATGGAGGAGGCAATCAGGGACGCTCAGTTGTACTGGGTGTCGCCGGAGATGACTGAGGTCATCGAGACTCTGGCGCCATCCATCCCCGATTGTTATCCACAGCCCCCTGTGGAGAACGGCTTCGTCATGTTCGCCAAGAGCGTGGCCGGGACCGACGCCGCCAACGGCCTGCCCATCTCCACCACGGCCATCCTGTGGGACGCCACGGTCCTGGCGCACACCGGGGCTTGTATTGCCCTGGAGACTTACGCCTGGCGAGATCTGGTGTCGGACTACGTCACCATGCCAGAGGACGACAAGGAGAGGTTCCGGCGCGCCATCCCCACCCGGCTCTTCCCGACCGGTGGGTCGGAGTGGCCCACCCAATCCATGACGTCGGACTTCTCCCGGCTCCCGGCGGATGACCCCACCAAGCGGTTGTCCATGCTGGAGGACCGCAGGTTGATGGCCACCTTCTGGGCCTTGTGCAGCCAGAGGATCGTGGTGGAGTCGGTCGAGCCGCCCTCCCGTGCCCAACTGCGCGAGGCCAAGCGGCGTGGGCACCGGGAGCCTCCCCCCGTGCGGGTGATCCGATTGCGCGAAGTCACCCATGCGGGGCACGGCGGCGCTGGCCAGGCCAGGGACTGGTCCCATCGCTGGATCGTCGGCAGCCACTGGAGGTCACAATGGTATCCATCGACCGGGCAGCATCGCCCAAAGTTGATCGATAGCTATGTCAAAGGCCCACAAGACAAGCCCTTGATCGTCAGAGAGACTGTCAGAGCGTTAGTGCGATGAAGGGTCCGGTACCGCTGGGTGACGACTATCGATTCTGGAGGCTGGTGGCTGAGGAGGCCGGTTGTTGGGAATGGCAGGGGAAGCGGTTGAAGACAGGGTATGGACAGTTCCGACGCAATGCGCCACGTCGCATGGAGTTGGCACATCGGGTTGCCTGGGAGTTGATACACGGCCCGGTGCCAGAGGGGTCGTTCATCTGCCATAGATGCGACAATCCACCTTGTTGTCGTCCGTCGCATCTATTCCTGGGAACAGCGCAGGACAACAGCGATGACATGGTCAAGAAGGGGCGCCGGAAGCGCATACTGACGGACGAGCAGATTCAGGAGATCTGTAGTAGTTCGGAACCATCGCGAGCTATAGCGCCGAGGTACGGCATAACGCATGCATACGTGCGGAGGCTCCGACGTGGAGAGAAACGATCTGTCAAGTGAAGCCGTCTGATCACGTCAAGGCCGGGGAATGCCCGATGTGCCACGGTCACGGACTGCGCCCCGAGCTCACCATTCAGATCGCAGAGCCGGACACGGCAGACCGGCTTAATCTCTGCCCGCTTTGCCTTGGCTCGAAGTGTTGGCCTCCCCCTGGTGACGACGAATGAGCCGCCCTCCTGGTCCTGGCGAGGAGAAATGCAACGATCTTAAAACGGCGCCAAGGGCCGGTGGCGGGACAGATGATCGTTGGAGATGTGGGTGGGTGAAAGGTCACACCGGGCCGCATGCGGCCCTTCGTGGCGACAAGGCTACTTGGCACAGGCGATGGCCGAATGACGAGGATGGGAGCGAGTTGAGCAACGCTGACGACATTCCTGTGGACTACAAGTGGATCGACTGGGAGCATCTCTACCTCTACGTGGGGCGGGCGCTCATGGGTGATCATGTGCCGATGATGACCGGCAAGGTGGCGAGGTACCTGGAGAACCAGGCCAAGGAGATGCGGAGGGCGGCTGACAAGCTCGACACGGCGGCTAAGGCTCTACGGGGCGCCATCAAGTCATAATGCTGATCGTGATCCTGCTCTTCGTCCTGGCCGGGGTGCTGGTCTACATAGCCATGCGGACGACGTGAGCTACCAGGAGGCGTTCGACACCCTCTGCACGTTGCTGGAGGACTACGCCGACGCTGACGTCGAGACTCGGGCCGAGCAGATCTTCGGCTATTTGGGCCTCACCGGGATGGACCTGCTGGAGCACCTGGACCCGCCCCCGGGCATGCAACGGTGGCTGGACTCACATGGCCTGTCCCTGGTGGTGACCCGTGAGACTCCGGCGCCCAGGGTGTGGGCGGCGCTCGAAGAGGACGACGACGAGGTGGTGGAGGGGGAGATCGTGCCCAGCCTGGAAGAACGGGCGGAAGAGGTGTCCCTCCAGGTGGGCGACTACGTAGAGTACCGAACGGCAGCGGCTGGGCCTAGAGGCCAGTCCCTCATCGGGTCAGGGCGAATTTGCTCCTATGACGATGACGGGGTCTATGTGGACATCGGGGGTAGTCAGGTCTGGCTAGACCGCTACCAGGACGTCATACGGCGTGTGACTCCTCCGCACACTGCTTGATGTACCGCTCTAGCTCCTTCTTGGTGAACATGGAGCGGCTGCCCAGCTTGATGGGGTGGATCTTCCCCTGCGTGATCAGCCGGTAGAGCATGGGCTTGGAGATCTTGCCCAGCATCAGGCAGGCGTCGTCGGTGTTGTAGAGCAGTGGCTCGATGGTGGCCGGTTCCTCCACCGGAGGAGGAGCCTCCTCCGGCTTCCGCCGAGACAGCTTCTTAGCCACGGCGCAGGCGCCGGGGCGCTGTAGCTTCTGGCTGGGTGGGGGTCGGGGCGGGGGTGGCCACCTTGACCTCCACCTTGTCCAGCCGGTTGAGGAAGTCATCGAACACTCCGCTCAGCCGGTTGCCCCACTCGTCCAGAGCCGCCATGAAGGCCACCAGGGCTCCGACCTGCCCCTTGACCTCCTCTACCTCCTGAGATGACGGAGGAGGCTCTTGAGGCGATACAGGAGCCTCTGGGGCGATCTCTGACGTTCCCTGAGCGGTGAGGATCTCATCGATCATGGCGGCGGAGGACCGCCGGGGGGCCAGGCCCAGGCTGGCGGCGACGGCCTTCACCTCGTCCCGGCTCTTCCTCTCCAGGTCCGACCGGGCGTAGATGGTGGCCAGGGGAGCCGCCTCCTCGGCCTCCTCTGCCTCTCCTACCTCCTCTGCCTCGGGCGCCGCCTCGATGGTGGTCGCCTCCTCTGCGTCGTCGTCCACGCCCAGCTTGGTCATGCCATCGGTCAGGTCGCGAACGTCGATCTCGGCGTCGATGAACTTCGAGGCGATCTCGGTGAGCTCCTCGTCCCGCTCGGTGTCCCAGAGCATCATCAGGATGGACCGGGGCGCCTCCACCAGGATGTTCTCCATCTGGGTGAAGACGTCGGGGACGTCGTAGGTCTTGGCGGCACCGCTGGCGATGTCCTGAAAGGCTCGCCGCTCCTTGTCCTCGGTGGCCCGTAGCACTTCATAGGTGATCTCTGACGCCTTGGCCATGGACACCAGATCACCCATGGTGTCGCTGAACTCGTCGGTGGTCAGGGGGAAGACGAAGCGGACTGTCTCCTCGCCCTGAAGGCTCTCGTTGAGGTACTCCTCTATCAAGCCGGTAGCGGTGTTGACCTCCATGAGGCCGGTTCCCAGGAACCCGACCGTGATCCCTTCCGGTGTGCGCTTGGGCATGCAACTGCTCCTTCGACTGGCTGGGGCGATTTCCAGTCAGTCTGCACTTTATCCAGCAGCGAATGTGGCTCCGTGGTCATCTTCCCCAACTTGCCGGATGGGGAAAAGAAACGGTGCCCCTCCTGGGACTGAGGGGCACCGGTACCGAATGTCCACGGCTGGAAGGAGGACAAGCGACACTTGAAATGTACATGTTGTAGGTACTACTTGCAAGCATTCACCGTCGTCGGGTGCGCCGCTCCAGTACCTGGGACACGGCCTGATCTCTCTGGGACCGTATGAGAGTGTCTACAGCATGCAGCAACGCCGCCAAGCCGGATGCCGCCACGGCGATCAACACCCGTGTCTCGGTGGCCTGGTGCATGGCCAGCAGTACCAGGACGGCGCAGCACAGGAGGTTGACGGAGCTCTTCCACCAGCCAGGCTGCTGGAGGCCGATGCGGCGGGTGCCCTCCTTGTAGCTCTCCGTCAGCCGGAACGACCCCAGGCCGATGAGCAGCATGTACCCCAGGACAGTGCTCACCAGCGGGTGGGGTCCAGAGGGGGCTGGACGGCGCCCGCACCGTACACCAGGGTGTAGGTGCTGCCCATGGGCAGCCAGCGGTATAGCTCGGTGTTCAGCCGCTCCGTGCGGGCCACTCGCCGCCGGTACACGTAGCTGGCGTTGCTGATGGGGTCCACCATGAAGTCGCCGCTGGCCTGGGAGGACGAGGTGGCGTCGATGAAGGCCGGTAGGTCGGTGCCGGGGGAGAGCATGGCCGACTGCAACATGAAGCTGGCTAGCTGGGCCTGGTCGAAGCGGACGTACGGGAAGACGCTGATGGGCAGGGCGCCCGTGATGAGCTCGGGTGGTGGCTCCCCGGTGTAGGTGTAGCTGGGTAAGCCGGGTGGCACGGAGTAGCGCCCCTGGTCGCTGGGGGTGCCGTAGTCGGGTCCCAGGTCGTACCCATAGCTGCACGGCGTCAGGTCCGCGAACTGCTCGGTCCAGGTGCCGTCCGGGTAGTACCAGCGGAACCCCATGATCATGTGGGCGTTGGAGGGGTCCTGCACCGTCAGGTACCTCGCCCAGACGCTGAAGTTGAAGGACTGCCCAGCCTGAACGGTGAACGGCGACATCGCAGACGTGCTGGTGGGCTGGGTCGGTTGCGGCGGGATGGCGAACCAGATGCCGTTGATCGTCGCTGAGCCAATGCCGAAATACTGCCCGTCGAAGACGAACCAATCTGGTGTCACCGAGTCAACCCATGGCTTTGGCCCCGCTGGCCCCGGGACGGCATTTTGGAACCAGTCGTTGGTCTGCCCGGACGGCGTGCCCACCGGGTAGGCCGGTGAGGTGGGCGTGACGGGACGGGGACCGCCGAACCAGCCGTAGGGATTGGGGGGTGGCGCTGACCACACCGACACACGCCCGAACCACACGACGGCGTCCGGGCCTCCGGCGTTGACGATGAGGGCGGCGTTGCCCCGAGCTCCTTGATCGGTGGGGACAATGGTGTTGGGTGCGTCCTCGGTGGTGACGTAGCGGAGGTTGAGGGTGGCTGACGTCTTGGTGCCCCCGGGGTTCTTCGGGTCCACGGCGGTGCTCAAGCCATCGAAGCCGATGAGGGTCAGGGGCTGGTTGGTCGGAGAGACTGGTTGAAGGGGGTTGTAGTTGGGGTTGGGCTTGCCGAAGGTGGTCAGGGGGTTCGACAGGAGGTTGGTGAACTGGGGCTGGAGGGTGACCTTCACATCCCGTGGATAGTCGTAGCCGCCTGGAGCCGCATTCACGACCTTGGCGGGGGTGCAGGGCCACAGGGCGTCCAGGGTGGTGAAGTGAGTCTCGGCCCCCACGCTCTCGATCCGCACTCGGGGGTAGAGCCGGTAGTACGAGGCCGGTCCGTACGGCTGCATGGGGGCGGGCTGGCCTGGAGTGGCCGGGGGCGCCACCCCGGGGTAGGGATTGACGGGACCGGTCAGGTCGTACTTCACCCACTTGTTGGCCTGGGAGACAAAGGTGGGCAAGGCGCCCGTGGGCGGGATCACCTGGATGGGCACCCCGCTACCGTTGTCTCCCCAGATCGACACCTCCACCGTTCGAGCTATCGGTGACCAGATCTGGAAGCGGAAGGTGGCCGTTCCGGCTTGATAGCTCGAAGATATGAAGTCGGTGATGGGGACGCCGCCCGTGGTGATGTAGATGTCTTGGATGCCCCGCCCCAGCCAGACGTAGTCCACCAGATGGGTTTCGAGGTTGGCGGTATTGTTGATATAGAGGGTGATGGTTACGGTGGCGGCAGTGGCTGGACTGGTTCCAGTTACGGTGGCGGCTACCCATCCATTAGTCACCTCTGTGGCCTGATTGCCGGTGATGGTGCTGATCAGGGTTCCGCCACTGTTGTAGAACTGTAGGATCGCCCAGACCTGTCGGTTGGCGCCCAGGCTTTGAAAATATGCGCTAAATAGGTAAGCGATGTTGGGCAGGACCGTTACACCCGTTCTTACTGCCGAACTGTTGGCGTTCTGCTTGTTGGAGGTGATGGCCAGTGAGTGGGTGCCGTCGTAGGCAGCCACGGTGGAGTTCGCCAGGGCATTGGTATTGGGACCTGGGGTCCAGTTGCCCACCGTTCCACCCTCGAAGGACGAGTTCTCAGCTGTGATGAGGTTGGTGCCGGTGGCCTGGATACCCATGCCGCTGTTGGTGAAGGGGGGCTGCATGGTGTTTGGCAGCCCGTTGGGGTAGACCAACTGGTTGGAGATCACGTCCACCACCGTGCCAACCGGGTCGGTCATGCCCGGTACGGCGTTGTTGCCACTGAGCATGTTGCCGGATTGGGACAAGCTCAGGCCCACGTTGCCGATGATGCTGGGGAAGTTCGTGCCTGACGGAGGCCAGGCTCGCCAGGTGCCCGTGCCGTCGTAGAAGACGCCGTCATCCATGGTCAGTAGCTCGTTGTAGCCGTGGTGCGCCAGTGACGTGCGGGGGTAGCTCGTCATTATGGACGTGACCTCGGTGATGCCCTGCGGCGCGCCCTTGAGCTTGTAGAGGTGGACGGCGTTGGAGATCAGTTGCCGCTCCTGCTGCATGCCGATCTCTGGCTCATGCACCAGGCCGAACTGCTGGGCCAGCAAGGGCAGCACGGCGCCGGAGCAGTTCTGCACGTCGTTGATGGTCAACAGGGACTCAAGCTCAGAGCGGATGAAGTCCAACTGGAACCCTAGCAAGCCCAGGTACCGGTATAGCGGTGGTTGCGGGCTGTCCACCGGCCAGGGGTTGTATGGGTCGACCATGACGTAGTCACGGTCGCGATAGGCCAGGGGCAGCAGGTTGTAGAGCCGATCCCCGTATCCCCAGTTGATCGGCACCAGGGCGATCAGGTCGGAGCACCGTGTCCAAACATTTTGCGTCTGGTCCCACCCGAACATGGTGTAGTAGTAGAAGCCGGATGCCAGTCCGGTGTCGGTGAAGCTAGGGACCCGTGCGACGTCATCCATGTACGTGGGCGTGGTGGTGACGTCCCCCCATAGCATCATGCCGTCGTTCTCGTCTTGAGGCAGGTTGTAGCGGTTTCGCACCAGTCGTAGGTAGATGCAGTCCGTGGAGGAGGGTCGCTTCCACGTCAGGTGCAGTGTGAAGTAGTCGAGTGGCGTGGACACGAATGGCTCGACTGAGAAGTCCGGTCGCAGTACTCCTGGGTCGCGTCCGAACCGGCCTACGCCATAAAAATCGATGCCGTACACGGCCATGTCAGACTCCTATTGCGATCCAGGTCAGGGACACCGCAGCCTGACGGTCCACCACGATGTCCTCTATGAACTGGATGGAGGCACTGTGGTTGGTCAGGTTGACTAGGAGTAGCTGGTCCTCCATGTACTGGTAGTTGTACCAGCCCAGCATGCTCTCACCGGGGAAGGGCCGCTTCATAAACAGGAAGGTGAGGATGCTGGAGAAGTGGGCGCGACTGAAGTTGATGGTGATGACGCCGTTGGTGTCGCTGGGTCCGTAGAAGTAGCCGCCGGTCACCCGGTAGTGCCCTGACGTCGGCCCTGTCATGGGCGCCTGATGTGGGTCGCCTACAGCCTCGCTCAACTCGCTGGCGATAGTCTGCCGGACTTGGGCTGCGGTCAGATAGTGGTACCCCAGCACTTGGTTGTAGGTCACCAGGCCGGTGCTGGCCTTGGCGGGTTGCCCGGTCACCGGTTGGGTGAACCCATGGGGTCTTCCGCTGTCCCCTGAAGCGGTCATGTACTGGGGATGATCGTCGTGGGTGAGGCCCGTGGACGTTCCGTGCTGGTGGTTGTGCGACGGAGGTGGTTGCGGCTGCACGATGTTATTGGCGTCCACCCTCCCCCACGCCTTGTTGTTGTAGATCCACATGATCTGGGTGCCCACCGGGCTACGTCCCAGTACCGGGATCTCGAAGGGACTGACGCCGATGGTCTTCTCTATGGCCACGATCTCTTCGTGGATTTGGCGTGTGATCAGGGCGTCGTCAATGGTGAGGTCGATCTGGGTGACCCCGTCCGGCGCCGTGATGGTGTCGCCTGGCACCCACGGCTGATCCACGTAGGTGAGGAACGTGGCCAAGGACACGGGGTAGCTGGCGGGCATCAGGTTCCTATGACGAGCCAGGAGAAGCTCACCCACATGTTCTGCTGCCAGGAGTAGTCGTGGCTGAACTGGATCTCGGCATGGTCACCGCTACAGAAGAACAGGGTCATCTGCGCTTCGACCCAGGCGTAGGGAGGGTGTACGCCGTCACCACCGATAGGAGGGAGCTTGGTGGCCACGAACGCCTGCACGCAGTTGGCGTAGGGCTTGGCGAAGTACACCTTGGCGATGCCGTTGCCGTCAGTGTGGGTGGAGGTCAGGCCACCTTGGACGCGCCAGCTAGGGCCGGTCCGGGCGATGGACCCGGCCAGGGGAGCGTTGCCGCTATCCACCCCGGCCATCAGGTTGCCAAGCTCGGAGTCCACCATGGCCTCGACTTGAGCAGCGTTCTGATAGCCCATGCCGGTTAGCTGGCTCAGGGGCACAAGGTCGTTGCCGGATCCGGCCTTGCCGGACACGGGGTGACTGAAGCCGGGGTAGCCACTGATCTGGATGTATTGGGGATGATCGTTGCCGATATTGTCGCTGGTCAGTTGGGCGTGGGAGTGCGTGTGCGTATACGGCGCCTTGTTGGCGTAGAGATCCTGAATGGCGGCAGCGAAGGTCGTGTACGCAGACGGCATGCCACGGAAGGGGTTGGTCCCTAGTGTGGACTCTATGGCCAGGATCTCGTCATGCATCTCGTTCACGCTCTGGGCGTAGATGACGTCGGTGTAGTTGTGGAAGGTGGCGAAGACCTTATAGGCGTTCGGGTAGCTGGCTGTCATCTAGTACGTAATCCCACCGGTAGCTGTCACGTTGATCTGGAATGCCTGGGGGATCTCGTAGGGGGCGCAGTTGATCCAACTGGTATAGCCACCACCTGCGACCGGGTCCCCCAGTCCGCTGCTGTACTCATTGCGGTACAAGCCGGTGATGTTCACCCAGTCAACCCCCTCTTGGCTCATGCAGGCGTGGTACACGCTGGCCAGGCTGATGTCGTAGCCGAAGTCCACCACTGCGAACAGGAAAAGGTTCTGAATCGCAGCTTGTACTGAGGATTTGACCGTCTGCTGGTGGTAGTTGGGCAGCACCTGGACCGCCGCCGTCACGTTGACAGGCACGTACCCGGGGGAGAGCTTCTGGCTCACTTGATTGAAGTACTGCGGGGGTAGGATCACCACCGACACCCCCACCATCTTCTTGTCATCCAGCCATCCCGTCATGGAGGAGTTGGTGATCAGGGGGGCTAGCGCCGTGACGCGATTGACCAATGCGGCCACCCCGGTGGTGTCATTGCCGTGAGCGAAGAAGTCCCCGGTTGGGTGGATGTAGGCGTTCACGGCGTTATAGGCCGTGGACATGGCAGACGCCTTGGCCACGGTGTCGTAGTTCAGCACCAGGGCGGCATAGTCATCCAGGGACACGGCACGATTGATGGCGGTGATGGACAACGGGGCATGGATGCGGATGTGGTCAAGAGTCTCAATGTCGGCGCCGCCCGCAGCAGCCTCTGGGTTGGTGACGCTCGCAATGCTGCTCGGACCCTGGATTATCTCAGTGAGGGAGCCAGGCGCTACGTTGCCGATGACTCCGCCGCCGATCATGTAGGTGGCGGAGATAAAGGAGCTAGCCGGAGGGATGCGCCCAGCGATCCCATCCCCGAAGATGATGGTGACCACGCCATTGGCGTCCACGGTGGAGGTCCAGGCGCCCTCGTCAGAGAAGGCGTCGATCATTCGCTGGTGGTAGTTCCAGTTCACCGGTCCGTTGCCCTCGTCCACGAAGACGCCGCCGCCCCCAGGAGGGGAGAGGGAGCCATCTACGACGGGGGTGTTGAACAGGGTGTACTGCTGTGACGGAGAGCCATCGGAAACGGCTAGTTGCTCACCGGCGATGGTCTGGCCCTGGATGGCAGGAGCAGGTCCGCTGTACTGAGTGGCGGGCGTAGGAGTCTGCCAGGGCTGTCCCGACGTCGGAGTGGTGACCGTCAGGGCTGTCGTGGAGTACCAGATATAGATAAGGGCGCCAGATGCGGGAGGGTTGCCGGGGCTTCCAGTGGTGCCTCCACCGAAGGCGATGGTGTTGCCGTTGAGGACGACGTACATGGTGGCACCGGCTGCTTGACCGGCCAAGGTGTTGCCGGGGGCGTAGGTGTACTGCGTGCCGCCCGTGATCGTCCCATCCGCATTCTGAGTAGCCCCTACTACGACTACTTGATTGGAGCCCCCACCACTGAATAGGTAGGTGGGCCACGGGTACCCGTCGTTGTTCGCCCCCATGACGTACTGCTGGTTGGGAGTGCCCGTCCCAGTGAATGCATGGGGAATGACGATGCCATCCCCATAGAGCCATGTGTCCTGGGAAACCTCGAACACGACTGGCTGATTAGTTAGGCTCGTCCCGATCTGGGTTGGCCCGCCAGTGCTTTGCGGGGCTGGGATGAGGACGGGGTTCGGGCTCGGCTGGTTGAGCGTGAACAACAACATGACGCCTGCGGCCACATTGTTGTGGGGCGTGTAGTCCAGCAGGTTGGCCAGGTTCAGCACGGACTGACGTTGCTGGGCCGTGCTGATGAAGGACTCATTGGCGATCCGGTCGGAGTAGTAGTTGAGGATGTCGCCCATGTAGGCGAAGAGCTCCAGCAGGACGATGCCGAAGTCCCCGGGAGAGCGGTCCGTCCACTCCGGTAGGTAGCTCGGGATCAGGTTGACCAGATCGTTGACTATGGACTGATAGTCACGGGACGTGTAGTCCACCGGGGGCGTGACGAGGGTGGTGGGGATGACGTCGGAGACTGTGGCCAGCGAGACTGGCAGGTTGCTCATGCCTGTACCTCGACACCCCTACCGGAGATGGCGTAGCTGACGGTGTAGACGGTGGGCAGGGAGCCAACCGAGAAGCCAACCTCAAGCTCCACGATCCCCGAGTAGTTTGGCTGGGGCAGGAACTTGCAGATCTCGATGGTGATATTTGGCTCCCACATCGCCATAGCCATCTGGATGGCTATAAGCAACTGTTGCTCGATCAGCGGGTTGTCGTTCTCGAACACCATCTGGTACATGCCCACGCCGTAGGTAGGGCGCATGACGCGCTCACCGGAACTGGTGAGTAAGATCGCCAGGATGTGGTTCTTGGCCCACTGCACAGGATCGGTGTCGTAGGCGACGGCGCCCGTGACATCGATGTGAAAGGGCTGCGCCATCTCCCATACTGGTGGTAGCTGCCGAAAGTTGCCAGAGATAGCGGGCAGCAGGCTCACGGCAACGCCCTCACCGAGAAGAAGGCAGTGTCAACGCCGTACATTCCGCCGTTAACTATTGCGGCGTTGCAGGCATGTGTGATCCATAGGGCATCGCCCCCAGTGCAGGGAACGATGTCGCAAAGCTGAACCATCAAGTCGGCGGCGACGGCGGAGGAGTTGGGGGTGCCCATCCATTGCGTTGAGTAGGCGGCGGCGGGACCGGCGGGGTCCCGCATGATCCGGGCGTTGCACCACTGGTTCGCAGCACTGCTGGTGAACCCAACCTGGGCGATGACGAGGTAGTCCGCAGCGATGGGGCAGACGAACTTATAGCCGGAGAAGAACTGCCCTCCGTAGCTGATGGCGTTGAAGCCGTAGTCAGTCCAGGCTGTGACGGTGCTGTAGTCGACGCTCCTGAACATGCGTCCGCGAGGCCAGTAGTTTCCGTTGAGGGCCGGGGGGTTGGTGGTGCTTGTCCAGTCCACGGTGCTGGTGGCCCACTGACGGCACTCGGTGGTCGTGGTCCCGCCCGTGACCTTGTACAGCGGGATCTCCCAGATGCCGCCCTTGGTCTGAACGGGGGCCGTGGCGCCAGCGTTGAACTGCACCCTGATGGTCCGAGCCGTGGGATCCAGGTGCAGCACTATCAGCCCGCCACCAGCGATGCCGGTGACGGTCTTGTTGGACGTGATCTCGCCATAGAAACCGTCGATCCAGGCTGCCCCGGTTTCGATGATGGCGCTGCCGCCGCTTATCGCCGCTGCCAGCCCGAACTGATTGCCGACGCCGGAGATGATGCCTGACTGCTCCCAGGTACGGGCCATGGAGCGCCAGTTCGCCACGGTGGCGTTGTTCCCGGGTGGGGTGTCGAACGGAATGTAGGTGTCTACGAGGGTCATCGCACTCCGGTCAGTTTTGCGTCGGCATGCCGATCATGGTCATGGTCAGTGTCATCGAGCCTGCCTGAATGGATGGGCCAGCCCCCGCCGACACGATCCACCCGGCGGTCTTCCTTCCTTGTGTCACGGCAGGCACCAGCATGGACAGTGAGACTGGCAGAGCCAGGGCGGCGTCGCTGCCACCCCCACCGACACCGGGCGTGATCGGCACCACCAGAGTGCCGCTCCTCGGATACTGATCAGCCTGGCCATTTTGGTAGATGAGCGACAGCGTCGCCGTCTGGGCTGTGGCCAGGTTGTTGAAGGTCACCAACGCTGTGCCCTGGAGCAGGGCCGGGGCGCCCAGCGGGCTGACGCCGTACGGGATGCGTGGCGTCAGGAAGGCGGCGGCGGTCTGGCTGGTCGAGTTGGTGGCCACGGTGAAGGTGCTGTCATAGTGGCCCCACCAGGCCAGGCCCATGCCCGGGTCGATCAGGGTGCGGAGGTCGTAGAGGGTGCCCCCGCTGTAGAGATGGAGCGGGATCTCCCACTTGTTGGCTGACTGCTCGTAGTTCAGCGTCACGCTGGGGCCGTAGTCCATGGCGTTTTGCTTGAAGTAGACCTGGCAGACCTGGGTGTTGAAGTCCACCTGGGCGACCACGGTGCCGTTGCCGCTCGGGGTGAGGCTCTGGGCGGTGATGATCTCGGCGTAGTAGCCGTGGATGAAGCAGCCACCCGTGGCCACGGTGATCGAGCCAGCAGCGAAGCTGCCCGCCATCTCATTCAAGTACCCCTTGATGACGCCATCCGACTGCCACAGGTTGGCCATTTTCCGCCAGCGGGCGGCATTGGCGGAGGCGCCGTACCCGGGATCGAACGGAAAGTACTCGTCAAAGTTGGGCATGCCTACCTAGTCCCCAAGACCGGCATCAGGAGGGTCCAGGCCACGTGTCGTTCGGTTGTGGCGAGCTACAAGGTAATCGTTGACGTGGGATGGCAACTGCGACATGCCGAAAGTGTGGCGCAGTGCCTGGGTAAGGCCAGCAGTACGAAAATACCTGGCCTCACCATACGCCTCAAGGCCATTTGCTATGGCGTGATGGATGGCGGGCTTGTTGAATTGCCCAGCGTTGAAGTACTTGCTGACGCCGCTGGCGCCAAACTGGGGACCGCCATAGCGAGGATGTAGCTGTAGCTGTTCGTGATGCTGCTCTTGGCCGGGGTAGAGAGGACGTCCGTGAGGCGTGCCCCAACCGGGTTTCTTTTCTTCGGGCTCTGTTGGTGGTTGCCCGTAGCCGGTGGTGTTGAAGAGTTGCCCCTCAGGGGCGCCCGCCATGGGGCCACCGGCACCACTGGGGTGCCCCATCATGGTCCGTTGCCGTTGGGCATTTCGCCGCCCACTGCGAGCAGAGGCTCCTACCCGTGCTGTCGGGATGGCGGCATTCGGGTCGAACATTGACATCGCTACCTCCAGGGGGGCGCCAATTTTCGTAGCTGGGTGGTGCGCCCGATGCCGGGATCGGCGTCCATCATGGCCTCCTGGCGGGGGCTGTACATTGGCATCAACTCGGACTTCGGGGCGTAGCGGGGGCTAAGCACCATGGTGTCGAAGGGCACGGCCTCCTGGCCCTGACGCATGATCCCGTCCGTGGGCTGGAGCTCTTCCGGCCAGAAGTAGTCAGACGGGTCTATGCGCTCGCCCTTGTGGACGCCACGCTGGTAGCTGCGCTGGTTCTGCCTGGTCTTGAGGCTGTCGAGGAGCCGGTCACCCCGCCGGGTGTTGATCGTGCCCAGGTAGCCATCAAGCTACGGCCACTGGGCTTCAGGGGTGCGGTTGTAGGACGATCTTCTCGCATCTAGCGCATCACGAAAAAATGGTCCCATTCCGCCACCCCCTCCGGCAGTATTAGCGTTCCCGGGTGCTCCCATATTAAAGGGAGGTAGGTACTGCCACGGAGTGAAGGTACCAGGAGGCATAAGGCATCACCTCCTTCCGACTCGAACGAGGCGAAGACGGTTGCGACGCCGGTTGACGGTGCGGATTCGGTGACAGTTGGCGCAGACCACATCGCACTTGGCTACTTCAGCCATGAGTGCCGCCCAGCCGAACTGGCCTCCTCGCTTGATGTCTCTGACCTTGGTGGTACCGGGCAGATGGTCGAAGTCGAGAGCGGCGGGGTGAGCGTTATAGCCACAGTCGGCGCATCCCCTGGAGAGCTTGTACTCGTCCACCCAGTCATACCGATCTTGTCGGCTGTGCGGCGTAGTCGTCGCCCTCTTCAGGATGAGAGGATCTCCATAACGTCGCCAGCGGCTGTAGTGGGCGTGGCAGTACCCACGGCGCACGCCCTTCTCTGAGCAGTCAGTGACCAAGCATGGTCTACCGTTCACTCTCGGAAGGTGGTCGTAGACCCCTTTCGGCATGAACGGGCCTATCCTGTGACAGACTGCGCGTCGAAGAAGCCCCTGACCTCATCAGAGCGAGAGTGGGACACCGGCATCAACTGCCCCAGGAAGTGGGGATCCTGGGGGTCAGCCGCCAGGGTGGGCGCCTTCTGCGACACCACCATGTTGTAGGTGGGGCCGTGCGGCTCCTTGCTGGCCTG